TTCGTCTGTGCAAGGGACTGCGGCTGGTGAATGGTCGGCTCGCAAAGCCCAACTGCTGGCAAAGAAGTACAAAGAAAAAGGTGGCGGTTATAAATGAAAGCCACACAAAAAAGCCTCAAAGATTGGTCAAGCCAAAACTGGCGCACCAAGTCTGGCAAACCATCGTCTGAAACAGGCGAGAGGTATCTGCCTGAGAAGGCCATCAAAGCCTTGACTGCGGCTGAGTATGCGGCAACCACACGGGCAAAGCGTGAGGCAACCAAAGCTGGAAAGCAGTTTGCCAAGCAACCCAAAAAGATTGCTGAAAAGATCAAAGGGTTTAGATGAAAACGCCAGTCTATGCACGCAAAGAAGGCCAGAACCCAAAAGGTGGTTTGAATGCCAAGGGTCGTGCCGCCGCCAAAGCAGAGGGCATGAATCTAAAACCTCCAGTCAAGTCAGGGAACAACCCACGCAGAGCATCGTTCTTGGCTCGCATGAGTGGCAATCCTGGCCCTGAATACAAAGACGGTGAACCCACACGCTTACTGTTGAGTTTGAGGGCATGGGGTGCATCATCAAAAGCGGATGCCAAAGCAAAAGCCAAACGCATTTCTGAACGCAACAAGGCCAAGTGATGCAGATACCAATCCTAAACGGTATCTACACCGACAATACTCCTGAACTGCGTACAGCATACCCGGTCAATCTTGTGCCTGTGCCAAAAGCATCTGGCATCAGTAACAGTTTTTTGCGCCCAGGTGATGGCATCGTGTCTAACGGGACAGGCCCAGGCATTGACCGTGGCGGCATCAACTGGCGAGATAGTTTATATCGGGTGATGGATACAAAACTGGTGGAGATAAACAGCGCAGGTACAGTAACAATACTTGGTGATGTAGGTGGTCCACCAAATCAATTAGTGACTTTTGACTATAGTTTCGACCAGCTTGCGATTGCATCTGGTGGGCGGTTGTATTACTGGGACGGTTCAATATTGACGCAAGTTACTGACCCTGACTTGGGTGTGGTGCTTGACTTCTGTTGGGTGGATGGTTATTTCATGACCACGGATGGCGAGTTCTTAATCGTCACTGAGTTATCTAATCCACAGACTGTGAACCCTTTGAAGTACGGTGCATCAGAGGTTGACCCTGACCCTGTGGTAGCTTTGTTGAAACTGCGAAACGAAGTTTATGCGCTGAATAGAAATACGATTGAGGTATTTGATAACGTTGGTGGTGATTTATTCCCATTTGCTCGAATTGATGGTGCACAGATACAAAAAGGCGTGATTGGCACTCAAGGGTGTTGTGTCTTTGTTGAGCGTGTTGCGTTTTTGGGTGGCGGTAGAAATGAAGCCCCAGGCATTTATGTGGGCGCGGCGGCAGTTACAGAAAAAATAAGCACGCAGGAAATTGACAATTTATTGCTTCAATATACAGAAGCACAATTAGCACTTGTTAAGTTAGAAGCTAGGAACGACAAAAATCATCAACATCTATATGTGCATTTGCCTGACCGCACAATAGTCTTTGATGCATCGGCATCCAAAGATTTACAAACACCAGTATGGTTCACCCTAACAACCACGTTAGACGGTTTTGCCCAATACAGGGCAAGAAACATGGTGTGGGTCTACGACAAGTGGATGATTGGTGACCCACAAAGCGCGAGCATAGGTTATCTGGTGCAAGACATTGGAAGCCACTGGGGGCAACAAGTGCGTTGGGAGTTTGGCACATTGATAGTCTATAACGAAAGCAATGGAGCTTTATTCAACGAATTGGAATTGGTCAGCCTGACAGGTAGCGTTGTGCTTGGCAAGAATCCACAAATCAGCACCAGTTATTCGCTGGATGGACAAACCTATTCGCAAGAAAAATTTATTTCAGTCGGTACGATTGGCAATCGCAAAAAGCGTTTGGCATGGTTTCAACAGGGGCACATGAGGAACTGGCGAATACAGCGTTTCCGTGGTGATAGTGATGCCCATGTATCTTATGTGCGCCTTGAGGCCCAAATTGAGGCATTGGCATACTGATGGCAACTGCACCTGTCTCCCGCAAGTTGAACCTTACCCGTGACCAGCTTGCCACATTTCTGACTGACCAACAACAGATCAGGCAGTTCGAATTGCTGTTTTCTACGGTTGATGAAATACAAGTCATTGTTGGAACTGATTTTGAGTACCAAGCAGATAATGCGGCGGCCTCTGCAAATGAAGCACTAGCCCAGATAGTGGCACTCTCGCAAAGTACGGCAGTTGAAGATGCCGTATTAAATGCCAAAGTGCAACTGACAATAGATGCCATTCCACGCTTGGCGCAAGCACTTGAGTTGCTGGCACTTGCCCCTGTGCGTAATAATGTGGAACTAGCGCACGATGTAAATGGCATCTTGCCATATGCAAACCAAACCCCAAGGGTGCGATCAAATCAGGTGCTGACATGGCTTTCGATGTAATCACCCCAACCAAACTAGGCCAAGCCGCCATTACCACTGGTGTGACTACGCTTTACACAGTGCCAGCGGCAACTAGAACCTTGCTCAAAGAATTCAGTATTGCCAACACAACAGCCGCTGATATAAATGTGCGTGTATTTTTAGTGCCATCAGCGGGTTCTGCTGGGACTGGAAATGCTTTTCTGTACGATGTGCCTGTGCCAACTGCAAATGCATTGCAATACAACGGCGTTGAGGTGCTTAATGCTGGAGATACCATTCAAATTCAGGCTGTATCAACAGGTTTGACCATCATTGCCAGTGGCGCAGAAGCCACTTAAGGAGTAGACATGACAGTAACAGTAAAAGTTCTGATTCCAGCAAAACAAGCTGAAAACACACAGACCACGCAATACACCGCAGTTAACTGCAAAACCATCATTGATAAATTCACAGCTACAAATACCACCGCAGGTAATGTAACTATCAGCGTGAATTTGGTTACCAGTGGTGGCACAGCAGGTACGACCAACTTGATTGTGGATGCACGAAGTCTTGCGGCTGATGAAACCTATACTTTCCCTGAATTGGTGGGGCAAGCATTGGATTCTGGCGGGTTTATTTCCACAGTTGCCAGTGCCGCCACATCATTGACCATCCGAGCCAACGGGCGTGAAATAACTTAAGGAGAACAGCGTGGACAAATTTATGATGATGCCCAAGGGATTCATGGGTTTACCGATGGATGAGGAATTCATCACTAACGCCCAAAACAAAAAGAACTACGCCATTGCGGTACAGGACTGGAACTATGGTCCTGAAATGCCCACGAATGAACCTGGGGCAAACAAAGAGTTTTACGTTGGTTTGGCAGAAGCGATGCAGTGCGATGAAAAAGATGCACGGCGCAAGCATTGCTCGAACTGCGATTATTACGACAACAGCTTCATGACCCAAGTAAAAATTGAACGAATCCCATTGGCGACCTATGACAAGGGCGCAGGTTTTAGGGGTTATTGCGAAAAGCTAGACTTTATCTGCAACGATATGCGGGTTTGTCAGGCTTGGGAAGATGAAGAAGAAGAAGATTGACGTTTTGTCAATTTGTGCGAAAATCAAACCGCTGAGTCTATCTGGCATCCAGCGGCCTTCCCTACATAGGAGTTGTGCATGACCGATGGACTGCGAGAGAACTTAACCAAGGTTTTTATGCTACCTGATTCAGCCGTTGAATGGCTGATGATGGTGTATGACGCAATCCAAGTCTTTGATGATGTAGCGGATGGCGATACAGTCGAGCGCAAAGACCTGAATGCGACCATTTGGAACACCTTGGTGGGTATGCCTCAGAACGCATTTTTTATTGCCAATAGTCACCATCTAGTGCCTTTGCTGGCTACAAACATTCTCAAGTGGCAAGCATCAGATACGGCAGAGCGAAATAAACAGGCAGATGCCAAATCGTTTATGTGGCGTGCTGGGTATTACGATCTGGTTTTGATGGCAGTCTCGCTGGTGCATGGTGCTGGTTTTGCCACTGTAAATGCTCATCATGTGATGGCCTTATATGGCGAAAAATTTGAAGATTACTTGAAGGAGTTTGGCGATGCCTGATCCAGTCACAGCCCTAGTCGTAGGTGGAACCTCGCTTGTTAGCAGTTATGTTCAAGGTGAAGGGGCAAAAAGCGCCGCAAATACACAAGCGGGAGCCGCACAAGCTGGTATTCAACAACAGCAATCTGCCGCCGAACTTTCCATTGCTGAACAGCGTAGACAGTTTGATGAACTTAAATCTCTCTTGCAACCTTATGTTGATGTTGGTGGTCCAGGCATTACGGGTTATAAACGATACGCAGAAGCAGGTGTGCCAGCTTTTGAACAGCAACAAGCATTGATCGGTTTGCGTGGTCCAGACGCAGAACGTGCCGCTATCGAGAGAATCACTGGTGGGGCTAGATTCCAAGAAATGGCCCAACAAGGCGAAGAAGCATTGTTGTCAAGGGCATCAGCTACTGGTGGTTTGAGGGGTGGCAATATACAAGGTGCATTGGCCCAATATCGCCCTGCACTGCTCTCCAGTTTGATTGAAGACCAATATGGAAAGCTAGGTGGATTTGCGGATATTGGTCGTGAAACAGAGGCAAATCTTGCAAAAATTGGTCAAGCATCTGCCGCTGGGGTGGGCGCACAGGGTGTTGAAACAGGTAAAAATATTGGAAATATTTATGGGACATCAGCCACAAATATTGCCAACTTGTTAGGACAACAAGGCGCGGCACGAGCTGGGGGTCAATTAGGCGAAGCCAGAGCGTATGGTCAACTGCTGAACCTACCGGCGCAATTCCTTGGTATGCAAATGGGCGCAGGTAGTAAAACTCCAGGTTTTGGCTCACTTTTTGGATAAAACATGGCAACCATTAACCCATTCCAACCCCCAATCAACTACGCAGTCGATGTGCAAAGCCCGTTTGAATCAGTTTTGGGCGGTTATAAACTTGGTGCTGGCATGGCTGAAGTACAAGCGGCACAACAAAAGCGCGAACTTGAGCGCAAGGCATTAGAGCAAGCACAATTACGTCAGACTGAACTTGCAGATTTGTATAAAAATCCCAATGCCACCAGTGCAGACTATGCACGGGTAACTGCATTTTTACCAGAAAAACAAGCAGAAATAGTACTCAAGAATTTTGAAGCACAGACAAAAGAACGACAGCAACAGACGTTGCGTCAAGGAGCGCAGGTTTATTCGGCTATCAAATCAGGCAATCTTGATGTTGCTGAAATGCAACTCAAAGAACAGGCGGCGGCATTGCGAAACAGCGGCAATGAACAACAAGCGCAAGCCTATGATGATGTCTCAAACTTAATCAGATTAAACCCAACAGGTGCACAAACTACTATTGGATTGTTGATTGCCGCTTTGCCTGGGGGTAAAGATTTTCTTGATAACGCTGACAAAGCACTTGGCACAATCAGGACTGAAGCCAAAGCACCAGCAGAATTGAAAAAAGCAATTGCTGATGCGGATAAAGCAGTGTCAGATGCTACAACGGCACAAGCACAAGCCAAAAATGCACCAGAAAAAGCCGCCGCTGATGCACAACTTGCAACGGCACAAGCACAAAAAGCCGCTGTTGATGCTAAATATGCAGAGCGCACAGCAGTAGACAAAATAATTGCAGATGCCGCAAGTTTAGGGCTGACTAAAGCACAAACAAATGAAGTTTTAGCAAAAACAAGCAAACTTGGAGTTGAGACTAAACAAGCGGCACTTCAACTTAAGGCGCTTGAAGCCACTGGTGGCGTAGACCCTGACAAAAAGTTTACACAGGAAGAAAAAATTCGTAAGGAGCATCAAACACGAACCAAGGTATATGGCGAATTGGGTTCTACTTTTGCAAATATTGCATCTTCAGCTAAAGCGGATAGCGGACCTGGCGATATTGCTTTGATTACAAGTTTTATGAAGATGTTAGACCCCGGTTCTGTTGTTCGTGAAACCGAATTTGCCACGGCAAGGGATACGGCTGGTCTTTACAGCAGGTTAGAAAACGCACTACAAAAAGCACAGAATGGTAAGTTTTTGAATGAAACACAAAGAAAAGAATATGTAGACTTAGCCAAACAATATTTGGATTCTGCAAAGAAAAAAGCAGGGGAAGAAAAGGTGGCGCTTGGTGTAATCGTCAAGAACTACAAACTAAACCCAGAAAACGTATTTGGTCCTGAAGAAAAGCCAGCGGCTCCATTGCCAACCAACGCGACTATTGGGGGCAAGACTTACTCTAGACCAGCCAACTTTACTGATGCACAATGGGGTGACTATCTCAAAGCCAATGGGGTAATCCAATGAGTCCAGAAGAATGGTTGGCATCTCAGACTAGTCAAGCCGCACCAACTGCGGCCCCAATGTCGCCAGAACAAT